ATTGCATTTTGAAAACTATAAAATGCAAGAACCTCCGGTGCTTTTATTTCTTGCATAAAACGAAGTGCTAAGTTTTCATTTACAATTCCATCAGAAGCAGCAAAGAATGCTAATACATTTTTAATAAAATGTTGTTCATCTTTACTTAATTTATTCCAATCATCCATGTCTTTCATAAAATCAATTTCTTCTACAGTCCAATATGTAGAAACATGTTTTTTGTACATAGACCATATATCGTTGTATTGTATTGGAAAAATAACGTGTCTGCTTCTGTTTTCGGTTAATAGTGGCTCTTCCATTATGTAGTTTATGTATAATATTCTTAAATAAAATAATTTTAGAATTAAAAAATAATTCAAATTTTAAAAAAAAATAAAAAAATATTTAATATTTTTATTATATTTTTATTATATTTTGATAATTTTTTGACCTATAACTTTTTCAGAATCTAATTTATCTTTTAATTCTTTTAACTTCATTGCTTTACAGTCATTATATTTACTACAATTATGTACATTAATATCCCTACATAGCATACATAATTCTAAATTACAATATTTACAATTATGTGTCATTAATCCACATTTCTTTTTACAATTAGGACATTTCATTTTAATATTCTAGTATAATATTTATATTTTTACTAAAATTAAAGTTTATAATTTTTTCAAATTTTATTATAATAAATAATATAATAATAAATTAAATATTATGGGAAATCTAACATCTAAACAAAATGAAAATTTCAAAGGAGTTTTTGGTAAAGAATTGGATATGTTAAATAAAATATGTTATACATTAATCAGCAAAGATACTAATAAATTTAATAAAAAAGAATACAATATGTTTATGAATGAATTAAACAATAATCATCTTTTAATATTAGAGAAAAACTTAAATAAACATTTAAAAGTTGATTTAGAAAATTTAAATAGTGCTTTATATTTTGTTCCAAAAGAACAATCAAATGTTATAGATTTTACATCTAAAAAAGGTATGTTCTCAAAAGAGAACAAATTTATAAAAAAATCGGAAATAGCAAATATGATTGGTAATCATTACTCAACTATTCTTAATATGGTAAAAACTATTGTAAATGTATATGATCTTGAGAGTGGAGGTGATTACTCAATTGCTGGTATTGTACAACGTAATATTAAATTAGAAAATGATTTACTTGTTATAAATTATTGCAATATGCCTCAATTTGACTATAAAGATAATAGAAGAGTTGACAAAGTAAATTTCTCTAATTTAAAAGGTCTTAAATTATTAACAAGTTTAATGTCAAGAGATGAAGCAAATGCTTTTACAAAACATCTTGGACTTTTATTAAGTGAGAATTCATCACAATCTAAATTAGAGGATTCTATATGTAAAATGAATACACAATATAAAACAAATGATTTCTCTAAATTGTATAAAACAAAAAAAGGATTATCTCTTGATTGTTCCACAAAGAAACATTTTAATAATACATCTGAATTAGATTTCTTTTTATCAGTATCAAAAAATAACCCTATATTAGCATCGAATAAATGTCTTGATAAGAAGAAAGTTATTATTAATATGAAGGATAAAAAAATTAGTAAACAATCAAAAGAATTATATAAATTATATGGTATATTTGAGTCAAATTATAAAGCAAATATAAATAATGTTTTTACAAATTTATATGATGTAATAGATATTAAAAATTTTATAATTAAGGATATTAGTAATCAAGATTTAAATAAATCACTTGGAAATTTAAAGCAGCATTTAATTAAATTTTATATGAATTCTTTAATGGATTACAAAAATTTATTAATGTATGCTAAAAAAATTGGTTCTGTAAATATTAATAAAAATTCAATTTAAATTTAAATTTTATAAAAAAAATATTTAACTAAATTTAATTAAATGAAATCTTGGGCAGATATTAATGTCTCAAAGAAAAACATGAGTGATAATTTAAAGATTTCTTTTTTTAATCAAGATTATCAAAACATACAAATCTATATATGCGAATTTATAGTAAATAAACAGGTTGATTTATTATTAGAAATTTTAATAGAATTGTATTGTGATTATTATTCTTCATTAAATCAGAAGACATTAACAAAAATTAATACATGTATTGATATTGTAAAAAATAAGGATAAAAATTTATATTTAAAAGAAGACAGATTAGTTTTTAATGATTTAGGTACTGATTTAAATAATTTAATAAAAACTCAAAATTTATATAAAAAAAAATATGAAACTAAATTATTATTTGATTCTGCTATTATAATCAATAAACTAAATAAAATTAATTATAATATTTGGATAGAAATTAAGCAATATTTGCCGACAGAACAGCATAAGTATTTTTTAGAGTTAATATACTTATTATCATCAAATAATAAAGAACAATTTAATAATTTACTAAATACTATTATTAATAAATTTAGCAAAACTAAGTTATTAAAAAATGTAGAAACAATAAATCAAAATTTTAATGATAATTATATTTTAGTTTTCTTTGAGTTATTTAAAAGTTATAAAAATCTATTTAATGATTTTAAAATTAATAATTATTATGATCTATATTATAATATATTTAATCATAAATTAAAGAAATCTAATATTAATAATAGAGTTTCATTAATATTTTTATTATTTAATTTGCTTTTTAAAGATAATAATAGAAATACATATTATAATAATAAGATAAAATTAGATATTAATTATGCAAATGGAATCTATGATAAACTTATACAATTTTATGAATTACCAACTGAAATAAAAAAGAAACCAAATAAACCAAAAAAGAAACCTGTTAAAAATAAATCAAAAGAAAATTTAGAAGAATTACATGAAAATAGTGAAAATAATATAAATAATAATCAACAAAATAGAAAAGTAGAAAAAGAACCTGATTTCTCATATTTATACACATTAGTTAATTTTAATGGTAAACTTTATAAGAAGAAACTAGATAAAGTTGATAGTAATAAAAGAGAATTAAGAAGATATAAAAGAAAACCGATTAGTATAGATGGAGCAGAGAATATATTTAGTAGTTATTCTGAAAACTCAATTAATATTATAAAATTAAATAATCATAAATTATATCATTATTAATTAATAATATTATGGAAAATAAAAATAATGATAAAACTACAAAAAGCAAAGAAATAAGTTATACAGATGAAAATATATTTGGTGTAAAGTTCTCTAAACGTGCAAAACATATTAAATGTGCTATTGATTATTTAACATTAAACCATTTGGTAGATAAAAATGGAATGTTAAAAAAGAAAATGTACGATAAAATAAGATTGCGATATATATGGCAATATTTAGTATATATTAGAAATCACAATAAAGAATTAAGCATTTTTAAAAAACATTTGGGTTTAGGATATGCAATTAAAGCACAAAAGTATTTCGAATTAATTAAATTGGAAACAACAGGAAATATTAAAAATCATACAATGACAAAAAATGAATTAAAATTATTTATTACAAAATTATTTAATTTAAATAAAAATTTAAAAATACCATTCCTTGACTGGTATAAAAATGTAACACCTGTAAAAAGAGAAAAAACTAAACCTAAAAGAAAATATACAAAGAGAAATATAGTTGATAAAGAAGTAAAAGTTACAGAAGTAATAAGAGAAAAACAAAATCCTGAAATTAGATTACCAAATTCTATTAAGACAGAATTAAAAGTAATTACAGATAAAGGTGTTGTTACAAATCCAGAAGATGGAAATATTAAAATTAAAATTAAAACAAATGTAAATCCAAATAAACCAAATAAATCAAACAATTCAAATAAATCAAATAATCCAGATAAACCAAACAATTCAAATAAACCAAATAATAAAATTAATTCATTACAACAATGAAATAAGAGATGATGTATGATATTAAACCAAATAATGAATAAATTTTACAAGGTTTATTGATGATAAACAACCAATGTTTAGGTAATATTATTGATTGTTTTGGATGTAAAATAATATTAATAAATTGTGTATTATTTATGTTATTAATATCATTTATTATATAATTACTAATGGAATAATTATTTCCATTAGATTTTATAAATCTAAATTTATCTTTGTTATTTGGATTAGATATATAAACATTAATAGGTTTATTGTTATTATTATGTATTATCATATAAGTTGCTAAATTTTTATTAATTTTATAAATATCAGTAAAATTAATATTATTTTTATAAAAATATTCATTAGATATAACAGTATGAATAAAATCTAACATATTATTTATTTTATCTTCTATTATGATAGGTGATTTTTCAAATAATATATCTTGTGTAATTTTATCAGATGTAAATTGTAATAATTGTGTATTTTTGTTATGTTTTAAATCATATTTAACATATATTAGTAAGATTAAAAGTATTATAAAAACTATTAATGACTTCATAAATATATTTAAATAAAAAAAATAAAATTTATTTAAGGATAATAACATAATATATTATAGACACGAATTAAATGTCAGGAGAAGGAAGCGAACAAATGCCGCCCCAAGATGAACCACTTGTAACAGGGGAATTTGGTTCATTCACTGGAAATTGTAAATGGTTTAATAACAAGATTGGTTATGGTTTCATTACTGTAATGGATGGAGAACATAAAGGAAAAGATATCTTTGTACATCACACAGGCGTGTGTCCAAAGAATTCTAACTTTAAGACTCTTACAAAGGGTGAATATGTATCACTCAATGTAACTGATGGAAAGAATGGTCTTCAAGCAGTAGATGTAACAGGTGTTCTTGGTGGACCTCTAATGTGTGATAATGTAATTGTTCATCGTCCAAGACAATTTTATCAGCATAATAGAGCTTTTAATAAGTCCGCAGATGGAACTGTAGAAAATCAAGAACCTTCAGAATAATTAAATATTTATAAAAATTAATTTAATATTTTATTTTTAAATATCATTTAACTTGAACTAAATGATATTTTAGATGATATTTTAGATGTTGTAATAGATGAGGAATAAATTAAAATTAAGAACAATACATAATTAAGTCCAGTATCTAAAAATATTAATTGTCTTTCTTTATGATGTTTTGATGTTTCATTTCTTTTATATGCTACATTATCCAATAATTTACTATCGTATTTATTTTGACTATTTAATATATCAATTAATGTAGTTAATATAAGCACAATTAATATGAATATCATTATAAAAGAGTTCTTATTAAAATAAAATAATTTAAATATTTTAATAATATTATTAGAAAGATCATTACTATGAACTATATTTATTATTATTCCTAAGAATATGATATATATATATAAAACTAAAAATATCATATGGAAATAATGTTCATTATCTGTTATAGAACCAAAAACATCAAAAGTACTTATAAGTGAAAGAAAACCAATAAAAAAAGTTAATAAAGTGAAAACTATTCTAGTAAAATTAAATAAAGAACTTTCACTTTGTATATTTAATGTATCTTTAATTGTTTTCTTGTTGAAAAACATAATTAATACTGTAAATAAAATTAATATTGCAAATTTAATTAAAACAACCCATTTATATTTAAGACCATATGAAGTTGCTGTTGTTGTTTCTTTTTTTTTATTCAAAGATGTATCAAAATCATTGTCACAAGTTTCTGTATTAAATTTTTCATATATTTTATTAAAATTAAATGAAAACATTATTTAATTATAATACATATAAAACTATATAAATAATTTAATTAAAATATATATAAAAGATGTCGGAAATACATAAATTTATACAAGAAATAGAATTAAGAATACAAACAATAGAATTAGCACAAGAAGAAACTAATAAAATTTTAATTGATTTAAATAATCAGTTAAATATGTTAAAAACACAAGTAACAAATACACATCAAACTTTTAATTTATTAATAGAGAATGTTAATAATAAACAAAAGAAAGTTCAGATAGTTAATAATAATAGTGATACATCATCAGATAGTTCTACTGATAGTGAAAATGAAAAAATACAAAAATTACGTTCTAGAAAAAAGAAAAATACAAAATCAAGAACTAGAATGAATAATATTTCTAATCGAAGGTTAGTATAATGTATATTGTAAATCTAAGCATATAACATTTTTTAAATTTATTAATATATTCTTTACATCTTCTGATAAATTCTTTTTTCTAAATAATATAACTTCCTCTATATTATTATTGTATTTAAGAAAATTTAAATTAAGTTTTCTATTATTATTATATCCTAAATTTAAACATTTTAATTTTTTTATATTAGTAAATGCTTCATCATTTATTTTTTTATTATGAATTAATTTAAGATACTCCAAGTTTTTCTTATTTTTTATTGCTTCATTATTAATATTTTTATTAAACGATAAATCAATATATTTTAATTTATTTAAATTTATTATACCTTTATTCGTTAATAATTTATTTTTTGGCAAACTCAATTTTTCTAGAGAATATAAATTTTTTATATGACAATCCTTGATGTTTCTATTAAATTCTAAATCAAGTTTTTTTAAATTTGTAAAATTATTTACATCAATTATTTCATTAAAACCTTGATGATATATATTATGTATTTGATTATTATCAAAATTTAAATATATTTCTTTTAGTTTTTCTATATCTTCTATATTAAAATTTATATTTGATATATCTATATTCACTTTTTTATTATATATCTTATAAAACTCTATAATTTTTATTAAATAATGTGAATTAATTTCATCTCTTAGAATAATATTATTTATTACAAACTCTATTAATTTAAAATCCATTAATTTATAATTTCATTAATAGTATTAAAAAAATATTTAAATAAAATTACATAATTTTAAATTTAATTAAAATTTTATGCTAATGCTTTAAATGCCCATAATAATAAAAATACAGTAAGAGGTACACCAATTCTTGTATAAAATTCTTTATTTTGTGTTAATTCATTAGCAAGAATATATTTGCAAAGATATACTTTAATGATATCATTAATAGATAAAGCAAGTAAAACTATTAATGCTAAACATAAAACTTTAACCATATCTTTCTTTCTTTTAATAAACTTATCAATTATAGAATCATTATTAGATTTTAATTTCTTTTTAAGTTCATTGATTTTATTTTGTTTTTCTATTTCTTTTTGTATTCTCTCTATAGCAGCATCGGTTTCAGGTGTTTCACTTACAGCAGGTCCTGCGTTTATTTGAGGTTGCGAAGAAGTCATTTGTTCTTTACCATATATATTTTCATTTTGATTATATTGGTTATTATCATTTTTTAAATTTCCTTGTAATCTATTTTGCATAGAAGCTCCATTTAATCCATTATCTTGTCCTCCAAATACAACATCTAATTCAGCCATTTTTATTTAATTAAATTAAAGATATTTTATTAGAAATTTTAAAATAAATTAAATATTTTAAAATTATTAAGATTTTAAATATTTTAATTAAATTTATTAATTTAAAATAATTTTCTTTCTTATTATAAAAAAAAACGATGAAAAATCAACAACAAGTTTTACTTGCTCTACTCTTACTTGCTTTAACATCTATGTCCGCGGTTGCTGGAGGTATGAATGTTGCTGAACCATTCTTTGATGAACACCCAGAAGAAGATGATGAAGAAATGCCAGAAATGCCTGTTGATGGAGAAGAAGTTCCTGTTGACCAATTTACTGCCGGTCCTGATAATCAAGTTGTCGCCACATCTGTAGATAAAAATGAAGATTTTGTACAAAATGCTGTTCTTACTCCTGGTGGTGATGAAATTCCCAATGCTAATGTTTCTGCTAATGCTGAAACATCCAATGCTAATCCCGTTGAAGGTTTCACTGGTGGCATGTATGCTGGTTTCTAAGTTGAAAAATAAAATTTGAAAATTATTTTTATAAATTAAATAAATCTTAATTTATTTAATGAATAAAGAAGAAAGTTGTGATATTAATCAAATATATATAGAAATCATATGTAATATTATTAGAAAACAAAATATTGCATTATTAGAAAAAATAGGAGAAATAGAAGAATTACCTATTAGAGAATTAATTAAAAAATATGTTATATCTAAAAATGATGTTAAAAAAATATTAAGTAATTTAGATTAAATCTTAAATAAATTAAAATAATAATTAATAATCTTTATGATAAGGAGTAATATTTTTTTCTTCATCACTTGATGTATCAATACTTGTTTCACTTCCACTAGAACCAACATAAGGGTTTATAAAATCCAAATCTTCATCAGAAGAATACTCATATTCCTTTTCTTTTTCTAAGAAATTTTTCTTAAAATTATTTGCAAGTTCACTAATTTCTTCATCAGAATTATCATCTTTTTCATATTGTGTTCTTTTATATTCTAGTAAATCAGGATTATAATTAGTATTTAATACATAATCTTTCTTATTAACTGAATTTATATTATTTCTATTAGGAACATAATATTTAATATTT